CGTCTTCATGCATGGACACGAGGTGCGTGACGTATGGCCGCTCAGTGAACGTGGGGGCATGCAGCATGTACATCACCACGCCGGCGTTCACATCAATAATCACCGGCTCGCCGCCGATGCTGCGTATGGCCTTGCTGGCCATTTCGGGCGTTAAATGCTTCATACGATGCCCTCCAATTTTAGCTGATGCATGCAAGCGATGCGCGGCAGATCTGACGGCTCTGTAAACGTCACTTTGGCGATTGCTGCGAGCGCATTGGCCAAGTGGTTTGAGACGTTGATTAAGCGCAGCTCAATCGCTGATTCAGCAAGTGTAGCAATTTCCGCCTCCAGTTCAAAATACTCAGAATTTAAAGTACTCATAATATCCTCCTCAGGATGTTTGATTTTCCAAGACGCCTCAGGAGAGGCGTTTCGACCGGTCATCAGCCGGTTCTCATCGGTTGGAATGTGGTACAATCGCGACCGGCCCCAGCGTAGTTGTTTAGGTTTCCACACCTAAAAGTCCTCCTCAGACGAAGGCTACGTTGGGGTCACCACTTAAGCTAAAAGTCTCTTCAGCTCAGCGGTGTCGGTGTCTCTGGACTTGCCGGATTTGTCGAGCATGACCCTGACCTTACCTTTGACCTCCGCGAACTTTAGTCGCTTGGTGTGTTTGGGGTAACTGTTCACAAGGTGAACGAGCGTTCTGCCCACCTTGCTCACATATCCAGTGCGCCAGCCGCCGTCGTAATGCATGACGGGCACATGGCCGCGATTGCTAATCTGTCGAAATGACAGGGGTTTTTTCATAGGCATGCCTCCTCAGACAATGGGTTTCCATGACGCCCGTGAGGGCGTTTCGACCGGTTCCCAGCCGGTTCTCATTCAGATGGATTAGGCGGCCATCAGCATGTTTTGGCCGATGTCCCATAGCGCTCGATTGGTCTCCACATGGCTGCGGATAGACTTGAGCGGCCGCACGTTTTTGGTCGTGCGGATTTTGCGACTTCGGCGCGTAGAATCGCCAATGACCCGCAGCGGATTGAAGTGATCTCCGCCGCGCAGTACAGCTTCCTGAACGCGGTTAAAGACCGTCCATGCGTCAGCGCCCAGATCACCGTCCCTACGCGGACGCAGTGCTTGCTGCACGGTTGCGGCAGTGAACACTGAGCGCTCGCGCTTGCCATCTTCCATGCTATACACAGCGCCAAAGTCTCGGAAGCTGTCGAAGCGAGTAGCAAGAGCTGCTTCCGCAAACTCAGCTTGTGCCGCGCCGGACAGCGTCTTCGACTTCATTTCAGCCGTGATCTCTGACAAGCCCTCCAAGCTATCAGCCGTGCTTGCCACCATTTTTTCAAAAGATGACACGTTGGATTGATAGTGGACCAGCCGCTGATCAAAGCCGTCACCAGCCACGATGCCGTTGCTGCAGATGAAGCGGTACATGCCTGCGAAGAGCCGCATGCTGCTACCGCCATCGTGCGAATTGTAAAACACGATTTCGGGCTGCTCAGCCAGCGACACAGGGTCATTTTTTGCAAACGCTAAAAGGTGCTGACCATACTTGAGCGACTTGACGTTACGCGACTTTATCTGGGCAGCCTGAACCGGAAAGTAGTTATTTTCCGCCATGACAGCAATCGCCGTGGTGGAGTCAAAGTTGCCGTATTTTGCCGACAAGTCATTGGCCGCGCCGTGGGCGAATACCGCAGGCGCCCGCTGCTGAATTTCCTCATTCGTCAGGAATGAGTTGTTCGCTTTTCGAGAGTAAATTAGATCTCCCATATTTAGGTCTCCTTTAATTTAGTTAATGCCTCCTCAGGCAAAGGTTTTCGATGACGCCCTTGCGGGCGTTTCGACCGGTCACCAACCGGTTCTCATTCAGATCGAATTAGTCAAAGTATCGCTCTAACCGGCGAAGCCTGCTTCCCTCGGTCACTTGCTGACTCAGAGAGACGCCGTTAGCTGCCTCTCGCCCGTCGCGGTAGCTGTTGCCGCTCACATAGCTCGTCCGTCGCGCTGATCGATAGGTCAGGCCGAACTCTTTTTTGATCAAGTCTTGCTTCATCACCACCAGATCTTTGCCAGTGCCGCTGGCCTTGCTGACCTCGCCTTCACGCTCTTCTTTGATGGCGAGCGTCCTCTGGTACAGCCTGATGGACATGCCGCCCTTAAACGCATTGCGCTGTGAGCGCAAAGTTTCGGCGTACATGTCGCGGGCTAGTTGATCACCCTGATAGGCTTTGGCCATGCGCTCGACAACCGCTACTAGATAGTCGAAGTAGAGTTGGGCCACTTCGCAGTCCTGCTTGGTGCCGTAAAAGACGATTCCCGAAAAAATCTTGTAAGGCATCGTGCTGCTCAGATTTGACGCCGACCAAGCCAACTGCCATACCCAATTGGAGTTGCGCTTTTCATCCGTTTCGGATTGGACCATGCTGCCCTCATCGATCGTTTTGGCCTCGATCTCTGCAAATGCGATGTCATGCTTTCTCATCATGCTCTCCGCTTGGCGCAGGGCCGTGGCCGCCTCGTTTTCATTAGCAGCTTTGTCTTTGGCCAGTGCAAGCAGCTTGCTGACCTTGCTCAAAAGTTTGTCTCGATTTTCCATAATGTTTGCCTCCTCAGGCTTGGTTATCTAGTAAGCCCCGCGAGGGGCTTTTCACGAGGGCACCACCCTCGATCGTCAGCTAGAATCGTGTTTACATGCAGTCACTAATGACGCACACGCCGTGCTCAATGGAGTCGTAGTCCCCGACCTCTGCAATCTCCCTTTGCAGTCTTTCGAGCTGGTAGCAAACGTCGATAGCTCGCTTGTACTTTTGACTGTATTGCATGTTGGCTGGCATGTTGTCCGCATACGTTTCTTCTGCTTCAATGACCAAAGAGAGTTTCTTGTACATTCCCCACGCGAGGTCATTGGCTGCGGTCACCAGACGTTCCAAGTCCAGCATATCGTTATAAATCTCTTGCAGTTCCTTTCGTCTTTGTTTGTTCATGATTAGTGCCTCCTCAGGCTGGTTATCTCATAAGCCCGCGAAGGGCTTTTCACGCCGGAACCACCGGCGATCGTCAGTGAGAAAAAATGTGGGGCGGAAATAAATAACCCCACGCAATTACCTAAAGCTCAGTAGCGTAAATACCACCAGAACCAAGTCGCGGAATGACGTAGCTGTCGAGCTTCCATCCCGCGTGATCGATGCCCTCGATGAAGCATCGACGATCGTCACCGTTCGCCCCTTCGAGCGTCGGTGTGCCATGGCGGCTTTTATCGCCAGCGGTATCGGTTACCCGACCCACCACCCAATAGTTGGCAGGAAGATAGGCTTCGATTTCCTGAAGCCAATCGCCGTCCTCCTCGCCGATCCAGATCTCCGCAGTTCTCACTGCAGGGCTAGTCCGGCACCCATCCTTGTAAAGGTGGAAAGGTGACAGTGAAGCCACCCTACCAAAGAGATTCAGAGTCGGCAGACTCATCTCGTGAATGTCGAGCGTGATGCCGTGCTCAGCCATGGCATGTCGGAACAGACAGAAGTCTCTGTCGTATGGGTTGTCGGCGCGAAGGTAAACCTTTTCGCCATCCCGTCGGCTTTCGTTGCTAATAAAAGCCTCGATGCCCAACTGGTATATCTGAGTTAAACTGACAAGCGCATAGCTGCGCTCGCCATCCTCGTACAAATTGATTTCCATAAGTGCCTCCTCAGGCGGTTGGTTATCTCAGACGCCCAGCAGGGCGTTTCGGCGCGGGAACCACCCGTGCAGCTCATCGGTGAGAATTGCGGATTGAGTTACAAACCTCCGCAGGGGTTCGGGCTATTAGCCGTTGCCAATTGCAAACCGCGCAGCAAAACCAGCGCCCATCCAAATCACCTTGGCGCGGGTTACTGCAAGCAGAACCGCAGATTTGCGGGGCTTGATGCCCCACTCATCTATGCTGAACTGCCTAGCTTCATCGGCTGCGCTGTCCCATGAGCACGAAATCTCATAGTTTTGAGCAGCCCACTCTGCCATGCGGTCGATTTGATGCTCTGTCAGATACATCGTAAATCTCCGTATAGTTGAGGTCTCATGACGCCCCCTGAGAGGCGTTTCGACTAGCCCTCACACTAGTCATCTTCAGATGAGTTTTTAACGGCTTTGATAACCGCTTCCAGCTCGCTGTTATCCAGCTCAGCGAGTTTGGCGAGATGTTCATCGCCGGAGAGTTTGATGGCCTCTCGTACCTTTTCGATGTCGGACATAAATGCCCTCCCTCAAAGTGAATTTAAGCGGGAAAAAAATCACACCCACCGATTAATTAATGCCGTAGTAGGCATAGGGCATAGCGTAAGACTCGTACCCGTGAATTGCTTTGTACTGAGCATCAAAGTTCTTTAGCTCTCGTGACGGCAACGCTTCAGCCATCTCAAGCAACCGCTGATACAGAGCTTCTTCTTTCAGCTCTTGCCGCTCTTTGATTCGAGCGCCCTTGTCAGAGTACTCATCTTCCGTATCCCACACTCGCTCATGCTTAGCGAGCAGGTCTGAGTAGCGCCGGTCCAGCTTGTACATCTTTGCGATCTGCCGGTCATACTCAGAGTTAATGCTTGCAAAAGTTGGTGTATCCATTTTTGGACCTCCTCAGGTCTAGTTATCTCAGACAGCCCGCAGGCTGTTTCGGGGCGGGAACTACCCGCCCAGCTCATCAGTGAGAAAGGACTTCAAAAATCTCATCTTCTGTCATATTCCCCAGCTTCTGATAAATGTCCGCTGGGCAGTCAGTCCACGTTTCTTTTTTCACCATCCAGCCGAGTTCAAGCAGGATTGGAATCAAGTTTTGGTTGTCTATGTGAGTGTTCATAATCATCGCCTCCTCAGGCTGTTGGTTATCGATGACGCCTCTTGCAAGGCGTTTCGGCAGAGAACCACTCTGCTACTCTTCAGATCGATTTAACAATAGAGTCCCATGCGCTCCTCCGCCTCGTAAGCGGGTGAGCCGTAGACTGGAAAGGATTTTGCGAATGCCCCGTGAGACAACGTCTCGTCAAGACCTTCTTCGCTCAGATCAAGTGACGCTAGATATGCTTCCATCGCCTGTCGGGCTTCCCTTGCGCGATCTTGCACGTAAAAGTAACCGTCTTCATCCGACACTAAAACGCCTAGATTCTCTTGTTTCCAAGAGGCGAATCGTTCGCCCGTTTTAAACTCAATCATCACGTACAAAGCATCGGTGTACCGGTTGGAATCTTCGGCCCAACCCAAGCTGACGTCGCAGTCGGTGTGAATTGCGTAATTTGCGATTTTAGATGATATTGATTTTTCCATGGTGTGCCTCCTCAGGCTATTTAAAAGTTTGGCAAAGCCACCTCAGTGAAGTCGCTTTGGCAAACTAGTGAGCGGTGTAACTGGGAAGGAATGCCCTCCGCTCTCTTGTCTGTCTTTTTCCCCGCTGGTCGCTACCTCTCACTTCGCGGTGAGTCTCGCGCTTGCCGACGGTTTAACTAGCGTGTAGAAAGTAGGTTGCTTTCTCTTTGACCGGACGCTTACTAATACAAAAGTAGGGAGCTGCGTTAGCCGGCTTGGCTAGCTGCGGACTATCAGGTCCACTCTGACCGCTATTATTTTGAGAAGGTGTCTGGCCGTCCTTCTGTTCTTTTGATTCCCCCCTTGGGGAGAAAGCCATCCGCTGGTCTGGATGTTTGCCTCTCTCGTGCCGCTTTGTTGATTGAGCCTTCGTGGCTGGCGGTCGATGCTGGCTGCGTGTTCGGGCTTCCTGCCTCATCGCTGTATCAGCGACTTATGCCCACTATAGGGCCTCGTCAGAGAAAGTCAACCATTTTATGCAAATAAACATACTAGATGGATAAAAACGCATCTATTCTTTTGAATAATGGCTTCGGGTGGTAGAATTAGAGGGTGAAAAAATTTGGGCGGGAATAAAAAACCAACCCCATTAAATGCCGGTCTCTCATGTAGAGAAAGACAACTAAAGGCAGACCAATGTAATGAGTACTAATATTAGAAAGCTATCAGACCGTCAGGAACGGTTCATAGTCGAGTATCTGGGCTGCGCTAATGCAGCCGAGGCGGCTCGCAGGGCTGGATACAGCGAAAACACCGCGAAACAGATGGGTTATGAAAACCTGACGAAACCTTACCTAAAGCAGGCTATCGAGGCCAAAAGGAACGAAATTATGTCGGATTCAGAGGATAAAGTGGCGTGGCTCATGGAGCGTCTGACGGCGGAAGCGACTGCCGCTGACAATGGTGAGGCAACCCGTGTTCGGGCATTGGAGGTGATCGGCAAGGTGATCGGCGCTTACGCTCCAGAGAAGGTTGAGCAAACGACGTTCTCCGGCGGCTTTTTGGCTGATGTGGACCTTGAGGAACCCGAAATACCCGATCATCCCGCATTTAATCCGTTAGATTCTGAGGACTTGCATTGATGGGTCACCACCTCAGTAAGGTTGTGGCCAGTAAAGAGGCCCCCGCGAGCCTTTATCTGGCCTGCTTTCGGTCCTGCAGCTCCTCAAATCGGCTGGGTGGGGGGGGTGTGCGTCTGAAAAATGGCGGCCGAAAATGCTTGGTTCCATGGGGCCTATGCCAGCGAATATGAGCAAATTTTGATATGCACTGTTACCACTGTAATGCAAAGCTCAACCTAGAGAGCACCGATCTTGATGCGGGCTTATTAGTTGCTTATCTGCATTGCGACCAGTGTCATTGCAATACGGTGGTGTATAAGCCCACCGATGAAGAGGAGGAGGACGAGTGAGACCGTTCCTATTGTCCAAGCAGAGCGCCATTAGTTATCTCGATATGGATGAGGTTACGTTTGAGCGCTTCATTCATCCGTTGCTAACGTGCCTTCGTTTCGAGGGCCAGCAAACCTTCTACCTTTCGGAGCAGGTTGAGGATGCGATTTTTACACTGATTGATCTGCACAAAGAAAACCAGCTATCACTCGTTGAATAGGGGGGGCGGTCGTTTTGAGAGTAGGCACCTATAAAAGATACCAGAGAATGGAGCGAATATTTTATCGTTTCAAGGGTGAGCATGAGAGCTTTGAGGACGGGCAGTCTTACTCTCTGGCGCACATTGCAGCAGTTACCGGACTCAAATCCATAACCATCCGCGAAAGGATGTCCAGAAGGAACGCTAGGGGCGTTGTGAGGCCATGTGACCTTGTTCCCGCAGGAGAGTTCGCCATGGTAGGGAGTGCGTATTTGTCGCTCTGTGAGACTGAAACGGAAGCCTTTTCGCAGCAATGGTTGCGAAAGAGATTAGTCGGTGTTAGCAGAACTGGCAGCGGCTAACGCTGCGTTCGATGTTATCCGTACCGCGCTCAAAAATTCAAATGAGTTGGCGACGGCGGCCGGAGGAATGGCGGATTTCTTTAATGCGAAAAGTACGCTGCAAAGAAAATCAAAACGGAAGGGGACGCGGTCCCAGATGGAAGCCTTTGTGGCTATGCAGCAAATAAAGGATCAGGAGAACAAGTTGAGGGAGTGGTTTATCTATGAGAGTGGTAGGCCGCACCTGTGGAAGGAGTGGTTGCAATTTCAGGCAGACGCAAAAAAAGCAAGGGCCAAGGAATTGCACCGCCGGAAAATTCAGCGGGATAAGGACAGGGCATTTCACACAAAATGGATTAAGGCAGTTTTTAGCGGGGTGTCGAGCTTCGCCACGCTATTGCTGTCATGGCATTACTACCTATAGGAGGCAAAAAATCATGCCAAAAGTAAACGGTAAAAAGTACGCCTATACGCCGGCGGGGAAAGCGGCTGCAAAAAAGGCCAAGCAAGCGAAAAAGGGCAAGAAGAAGGGATCTAATTATGCCAAAGCTGACTAAGCGGCAAGAAGAAACTCTGAAAAAGCACAGCGTTCATCACACTGCGAAGCATATGACCATGATGCGTAAGATGATGCGTGACGGCAAGACGTTTACGGCTGCACACAAAGCTGCTATGAAAAAGGTCGGCAAATGATTGAGATTACTTTAAATCGTTTCTGTTATCACCCTAAAGGCACGTTGGGCGTCTTAAAGTTTGATGGCGAAAAATATTACACCATTGAAAAGCCGTGGAAAAATAATGTTGTTATGGAGTCCTGCATACCGGAGGGCCTCTATGACATGGGCTGGAGAAAGTCGCCTCGCTTTGGTGAGACATGGCATGTGCAAGATGTTCCCAACAGGACCCATATTTTAATTCATGCGGCCAATTTTCCTCACGATGTGCATGGGTGTATCGGTCTGGGAACTGATTTGATGGGCGATACTTTTGGGGTAGGCAATAGTCGCACAGCCATAAAGAATTTTGAGGAACTCACGCAGGGTTTACCGTGGCAGTTGAGCATAAAGTTTGCTCAGTTTGCGGGCTTGTAAAGCCCCCCACTGAATTCTTTTACAGACCCAACGGGCAGCCCCTCAGCCCGAAGTGCAAGCGCTGCTATAACGAGCACCACTTGGCGTCAATCAATAGCGACGCTGCCCACTTTTTTGGGCGACGTTTAACGATTATAAAAACCCGCGCAAAGAAGGCGGGTTATACCACTGATATTGAGGTGCAGGATCTTCTCGATCTATGGGCCAAACAGCGGGCCATGTGTGTTTTAACGGGTGTGCCCATGAAAGCGCACATTGGGACCGACCTTAGTGCCTCAATTGACCGGATCAGTTGTAATAAGGGCTACCTGAAGGCCAACATCAGGCTTGTTTGCGCCAGAGCAAACATGATGCGGGGCGTCATGGAGGACCATGAGTTGATTTGGTGGGCAAGAGCAATGGTAGAACATGTTGGATATTGAGACCCTAGCCGCAAAGTTAAAGGGGAATTTCCCGCTTTATTCAAAAAATATCCTGCGGATCATTACCAAAGAGGGCGAGAGCAAGCCGTTCATCCTCAATGGCGCCCAGCTCTATATTCACAACCAGCTTGAAGAGCAGCTCAAGAAGCAGGGCAACATACGCATGCTCTGCCTGAAGGCGCGGCAGACGGGCATGAGCACCTACGCGCAGGGCAGGAACTTCTGGAAAGTCACACAAAGCAGGAACGCGAATGCTTTTGTATTGAGTCATCTCGCGGAATCCACAAACGCAATCTTTAACATGGTCCGCTTCTTTTATGAAAACATCCCGCATCCGGCGTTTAAACCACCGCTCGCGTCGCAGTCGGCGTCAACATTGGTTTTTGATGACATCAACTCGCGGTATAGGGTGGGCACGGCAAGGAGTACACAAACCGGACGGGGGCAAACCAACCGGTTTGTTCATGGTTCCGAGGTGGCGTTCTACCCCCAAGGAGCAGACATAGTAGCCGGCCTGTTGCAAACAGTGGGCGGAAAAAAATCTGAAGTGATCTTGGAAAGCACGGCAAATGGCGTGGGCGGCTGGTGGTACGATCAGGTGATGAAAAGCCTCAGGGGGGAGACGGAGTGGATTGTCTGCTTTATCCCTTGGTTCTGGATGCCCGAATACCGAAAACAGCCCAGTCCCTATTTTGAGGCGACGCCGGAGGAGTACAAGCTGGCGGAGCGATACGGGCTGGATGACGCGCAGCTCTGCTTTCGCCGAGCCAAGCTGGATGAACTGGGTGGGACTGACCTCTGGAATCAGGAGTATCCGTCCAACCCGCTTCAGGCGTTTCTGTCCAGTGGCCGGTGCTTTGTCGAGGAGGAGCACCTCACGGTGGCCGAGAACGACTGCTATACCCCCGACTTCAGGGGCGACATAATCAACGGACAGTTATCCAAGCGCACATATGGAAGCTATAAGGAGTGGCACCCGCCCGTGAGCGAGGGGTCCTACACGATGGGTTGTGACGTTGCAGAAGGGCTGTCATACGGTGACTATAGCTGCATTCAGGTGATTGACGATCTGGGCCGACAGGTTGCTGCTTGGCACGGGCACATTGACCCATGGGAGTTCGGTAATGTTATATCCCAGATTGGTCAGCGGTTTAATAACGCTTACACGATCGTTGAGCGAAACAATCACGGCCTGACCACGCTGCGTCGACTGCAAGAAGTGAATTATCCCAGCCTGTTTGTCGAGCATTCTCTCGATGGAGCCTATACCGACAAAATGACAAAAAGAGGTGGTTTTCTCACCACTTCCAAAAGCAAGCCCGTGATCATCAATAACCTTGCAGCCCTTTTGCGACAAGGGCAGGGAGGCATTGCTGACATTGATCTCGTTAGCGAATTACGGACTTACATAATTGATGAAAAAGGGGCTTTCAATAGTCAAAAAGGATGTTATGATGACCGAGTTATGGCTTTCGCTATAGCTCTGCACGGACTCGCATCAATGCCTAGACCTCGGCACCGCACGATACAAAAGCGGTGGAAGACGCTTGATCCAGTTGCAGGGTACTAATGCTCGAAGAGATAATTGAAGAACAAGCAGAATCGGATGGCGTACAGGATCAATCGATCCAGTCGTTAGGTGCAAAGCTGTCTGAACAATTTACCGAATTCAAGGATGCCCGCAAAGAGACCGAGACGGAATGGCTCAAGGATTTACGTCAATACAACGGCCAATATGAAGCCGATGTGCTGGCTCGCTTAAAAGAAAGCGGGGCGCGATCCAAGGTGTTTGTCGGGCTGACAAGAACGAAAGTGATGGCCGCGTATAGCCGCATCATTGACTTGCTGTTTCAGCATGGCGACAAGTTTTTTTCCATCGAGCCAACACCCGTACCCGAACTCGACCCTGTGCAGGTCATGCAAATTAAGCAGATGGCGGCCGAACAGGTAGCGCTTGCGTCGCAACAGGACCCGAACATGAACGAGGACCTCATCGCGGCGCGGATGCAGGAGCTGGAAGACGAGCTTAAAGAAGTGTACGGCAAGATTGCTGCGGAAGCTGCTGAGCACATGTCGGTAGATATTCTTGATCAGTTGGTCGAAGTTAATGCCGAACAAAAGCTCAAGGAGTCGATCCTTGAAGCCTGTATCTTTGGTTCCGGCGCCGTAAAAGCTGGGGCAGTGAAAATAGACACGCGGCAGAGCTACACGAGAACCACAGACCCAGAGACGGGTGAAGAGGTATTTGCTTTGTCAGTCATTGAGACACCGGCCCCTGAGGTTGAGAGCGTCTCGATCTTTGATTTGTACCCCGACCCATATTGCACCAGTTTGGAGGATTGTGATGGGTTATTCCGGCGTCATGTTTTAACCCGCAAGCAATTTAGAGATCTGGCCGATCTGCCTCAATTTGATGGGGCTATGATCAAGTACTTGTTGAAGCACAATCGGTCTGGCAATCATACTGAAGAAGAGCATGAGCGGACTCGCCGGAGCATGGCGGGGATCAATGAGCATGCTTCTAGCAGCCGTTTTGAGCTTCTCGAATACTGGGGCTTTGTCGATGGCCACCAGCTCAAAGAGCATAATATTGATCTAGGGCCTGACGCGGACCTTAGTCAGGATTTCAGCACTTGCGTGTGGTTGTGCGGCGGCAAGGTCATTAAGATCATGCTAAATCCGATTGCCGGCTATTCGGTTCCTTACCATATCTTCCCGTATGAAAAGTCGCCCCATCAGTTTTGGGGGACTGGTGTTCCGCGAATGATGCGAGACTCACAGCAAACCATGAATGCCGCAACACGGATATGGCTGGACAATCTGGCGATGAGCAGTGCGCCTATGTGCGAAGTCAATACAGATTTATTAGCAGCGGGAGAAGACCCGACCGACATACATCCTTGGCGGGTGTTTCTCAGGGAAGGCGGTGACGGCACCATGCCGATGGTGCGATGGTATCAGCCGATTGCAAACGCCAATGGCCTGAACCAGATCGTCGAGATTTTCCGGCGGTTTGCGGATGAGACAACCAGCTTGCCGTCCTATACGCACGGTGAGCAGACCAGCAGCCTAAACAAAACAGCCACCGGCATGAGCATGCTGATGGGTGCGGCCAATGTGGCGCTGAAAAGTACGATAAAAAACATCGATGATTTCCTTTTAGAGCCGCTGATCAAGGCGTTATTTCATTGGAATATGGAGTATTCAACGAATCAGAAGGCGAAGGGTGATCTCAAGATAGTGGCCCGTAGCAGTACCGCTCTTGTGCAGAAAGAAGTGCAGAGTCAGCGGTTATTGCAGTTCCTGTCGCTGGTATCAAACGAGCTGGACAATAGCCTTGTAGACCGACACCGGTTGCTGCGAGAAATCGCGCAAAGCATGGACATTGATCCAGATGAGGTGGTTAAAAGTGAGGAGCAATTAGCGCGTGAGCAACAAGAACTCGCCATGCAGCAAGCTCAAATGCAACAGCTCGCAAGCGCAGGGAATCCTGCGATTGGCGGCCCTGCCGGAATGGCCCCGCCTAATCGAGTTGGTTGAGGCAAGATTTAAGGACGCTCAGCTCAAGTTAGAGCGGGCAGATGAAAAAGGTTTCAGGCACCAGCAAGGTAGGCTCGAAGAGTTGCGCTTTGTTTTGGAGCTGGAATCCAGTGCGAAGGCGCACATGGAAAACACGCGGAATCGTAAACGAACAACCGCAATTGAGTGAGGCGGACACCGAGCAATCGACCCGTAACAAATTATGTCAAATCGAAATGATCCAGAACGTCTGGAAGCTGAAGCGAAAGAGTTGATGGCGCAGATGACAGAGGAGAAGCCTGAACCCTCGGCAGAGGATACTCAGGAAGAACCGATGGAAGTGCAACAGGAAGCCCCCGAATCCGAGGACACGGTGGAGACTATCGCGGAGGATCAGGAAGATCAGAAAGAGAGCGGCGGCTCTGATGAAGATCTCAAGTTGGCTGTACAGAAAGCCGAGAAAGCGATGAAAGGCGCTCAATCGAGGATGACAAAAGCGACGCAAGAGGCTGCGGACTTAAAGCGTATGAACGCGAGTCTAATGGAGACTGTTGCGGAGCTGAAGAAACAGCTAGAGGTCCCGAAGGACGATGGCAAATTAGCTGCATTGAGGGAGGAATATCCTGATCTTGCGGCGCCACTGCTAGACGAACTTCAAAGAACTCAAGCACAAGTTGATAGCCAGAAGGAAACTCTGGCGAAGCAGGAGCAAAGCAAACTTGATGAAGCAACGAAGCGCGAGCAAGAAGCGCACTTTGAGCGAATCAAGGCAGAGCACCCAGACGTTGATCAGTTAATTGAGACAGCGGACTGGCTGAACTGGTTGGAGGAGCAGGATGGCGCCACAAAACAGTGGATTCAGGCCGGCAGTTCTAATGATGTTAACGCTGTGCTGCATCGCTACAAGTCAGACATCGGGCTAGAAGTTGAAACGCCGCAGGAGCGGGCGCTGGCCAAGGCAAAATCGGTTGCAGAACCGAAGCTGCCAAAAGCCAGAAAGCCTAAAACAGAAGGCGGAAAGAAGCTGTTCACCGTTGACGAAATTAAGCGGATGCCCTTGAAGGAATTTGAGAAGCATCAGGCTGAAATTTTACAGGCAATGGAGGCTGGCAGAATCCGTTAAACCACGTTTTCTTGGTAAACGGATATGGGGAAGACATTTTGAAATAGGTAAAACAAAATGGCTTTTTCATTTTTTAGCACTGGCACAACCAGTGAGGTGAATTTTATACCTGAGGTGTTTAGTAAGCTGCTTCAGGCAAAATTCTACAAGCAATCTGTTCTACCTGCGATCTCGAACACGGACTACGAAGGCGAGATAGCAGGGCAGGGCGACAAAGTAACCATCAGGACAGTACCAGCCGTCACCATCAACGACTATGCTGGCACTATCACAACGCAAGAGTTAACCACTGCGAAAGTAGAGCTGTTAATTGACAAAGCAAAATACTATGCCTTTAAAATTGATGACGTTCTTCAAGCGCAAGGTGACATTGACTTGCTGGAAAAAGCGTCAGCCGATGCTTCTGAAGGCATGCGTATTGCGGTTGAGACAGATGTATTGTCGGCGAGTGTGACAGGTGCAACCACGATTGGTTCACAGGTCACGATAACAACCTCCAATATTCTGGAAAACATCTTGACGCTGTCAAAGACTCTTGACGAGCTGAATATACCCGAAGAAGGGCGCTTCATTGTTCTTAGCCCTGAATTCGTTAGCAAGCTCAAGCAGAGTGAACTCAGGCAGGCTTACCTGACAGGCGATGATACTTCGCCGCTGCGAAACGGGAAGGTCGGCATGGTAGACCGGTTCAATGTGTACCAGTCGAACATGCTGTACACCCCAGCATCGGGAGCTGATTCCGGTTACACCCACGTTCTTGCGGGGCACCCGAAGGGTATCTCGTTTGCAAGCCAGTTCACCAACACCGAGACCGTCCGAATGGAAGCAACATTCGGGGATCAGGTCAGAGGATTGAAATGCTTTGGCTCGAAGGTAGTAACTCCAGACGCATTGTGCGTAGGGAAGTGGACTTAACGGTCCCCACCAACCCTTGGGGGGAGGGTTAAATCCCCCCTCTTTTTTACAGGAGGTAAAAATGAGCGTCAGAACCAAAAAGGATGAGTTATTTGAGAAAGCGCAGTCAGAGTTCGGGCGGAAGTTAGACCGACGGCTCACATTGTCGCAACTGGAAGATCAGGTCGCGAGAATGCAGCAGGAGAAGGACAACCCGACTCCAGAAACGCCCAAGGTTCGCCCCAGCAAGGTCAGAAATGTCATCACTGGAAACGTGTTTGACTACGACGATTTGTTTGCCGGCAACCCTGATCTGCAAGTAATCGAATGGGAGGAGGAAGTTGGCGACACTTAAAGTCATTGATGTTCTGGACCGCGCCAGCATTATTTTGCAGGACGAGTCACACGTTCGATTCCCAAATGCCGAGCTTTTGAAGTTCTTTAACGATGCTCAACGGGAGGTGATCCTACAGCGGCCAGATGCCAGCATAACCAACGCGACGCTGGCGCTCGCGAACGGGGCTAAACAAGCCCTGCCGGCCAATGCGTTGCGATTAATTGAGGTTATCCGAAACACTGGAGGACAGTCGGTCACTCAGGTGGACCGGCAGCTTTTGGATGACGTTCAGCCCGACTGGTATACCGCAGTGTCGGGTGCGCGAAAGATTGAACATTATGTTTATGATTCCATAGACCCCAAGGTGTTTTATGTCTACCCAAACGCGGTCTCAGGCACCCACTCTCTAGAGATTGTGTACTCTGCATCGCTCGCGGATATCGCGATCGGTAACTTTTCGTCAGATACGACAACCATCTCTCTCGATGACACCTATGGTAACGCTCTGCTGGATTATGTTTTGTACCGTTCCTATCAAAAAGACGCTGAGTATTCAGGCAATGTGGAGAAGTCCATGATGCATTATCAAAGATTCGCAGCAGCGCTCGGCATTAAGTCTCAAGCAGACGCGGCGACTACACCCTACCCTGAGGCGGCTGCATGAAGTTTTCCGATATTACACCCTATATAAGACCTGAGGTGAGTGGCGCACCCAACGTCCTGATTGAGCGGGCGATTCGCGATACGACCATCGATTTTTGCCGGCGTACCGATGTCTATCTTGCCGAACCGGAGTTCGTTTCCATTGTGGCAAACGTCAATGAGTATGCGGTGACGATTCCTGCGGGCACGGAGTTAAATCATATTCTTGACATCTTTAACGACAAGACTGCGCTAAAGCCAGTCAGCTACGGTGTGCTTCTTCAGAATCTGGGGGATGAGACTGAAACCGGCTCACCGAAAATGTACGCTCAGCGTGACAACAAAGAATTCTTTTTAGCGCCTATCCCGTCAGCTACGGACTCGTTAAGGGTTTTATTTTCGCTCAAACCCACCTCTTCCAGCACCTCTATCCCTGACACCATTGGGAAAGAGTATCGGGAGACGATCACGCTTGGCGCTTTATATAGGCTGCAAATGATGTCTGGCTATGCCTTTAGCAACCCCAGTACGGCAGTTGCCAATCTAGGGCTGTATGAAAGGCAAGTGGGGCGCACCGTCCGCCAAGTTAAATACGGTTTTTCTGGCGGATCGCTGACAGCAAAGCGGAGGGAGTTTCTGTAAATGGCTTATTCGGACACGATTAATCTGGTTGTTGGCGATACGTTGCCGGAACTGGTGTTTAACCTCAAGGACAGCAATGCTGCCGCGACCGGTCAGGTGCTGGACGAGACAGATAGCAACACATGGGGGGCGATCAACGTAACCGGAGCGACAGTGAAATTGCGGATCAGAAAGCTCGGAACCACCACGGTGCTTTCTACGCTGACCTGTACGGTTACCGATGGCTCCAGCGGAGCGGTGGCGACTAACTTCCCCGCAGGGACTTTAACGGCCAGCGGGACCTTTGAGGGAGAGATTGAAATTACCTTTAGCAACGGCAATGTGCAGACGGTTTATGACTTGATCAAACTGAAAGTTCGGGATGACTTTGACTGATGGCCGCTAAAGCAACAATTAGTTATACGCGGCTTAAAAAGATATGCAGCTTTACTGCGGCTCGCAGCATTGTGTCCTATCAGCATGTCAGGGCGGCAGGGGTGTTTCTCGACGCCTATCCCCTTAATCAGTATCTCGCTGAGACTGTAGCGCTTTCTGATGCTCCGGCTTTTAACATATCCAAACCCTTTGGAGACGATATCACGGTTTCCGATGTGCCAGCGTTTAGCCTATCAAAGCCTGTTTCGGATGGCATTTCTATTGCAGACAGCTTTAGCCACTTGCTTTTCATTAACAGGACATTTGCGGAATCCGTAAGTCTCAGCGAGTCACAAACTTTTGTAATTAACAAGGCTCTTTCTGATTCGATATCGTTGACAGATGCGTTTAATTCGATCTTCAGCACAGCTTTAACTCCCGATTCGTTCACACTTGCCGACTCTCCTTCGATTGACGTTAATCAAAATCAAACAGAGTCGATCTCGATGTCTGAGACGGTAGCGATTCAGAGCGACAAGGCAGTATCAGATTCGTTCGGATTTAATGAGAGTTTTCAAGCAGGTTTCAACCTGACTCAAGATATAAACAACATTGTCTCGATGTCAGACAACTTCCAGTTTCAATTGATTTCTGGAAACAACGCAGTGCTGAACACCTCGGCACTAAATACATTCACGCTTAATGGGTAAAAAAAATGTTTGATTCAAATTTAAAACTCAGCGGTCGCGTGTCAATCGCCCTCAATGGCGTGATTGTCGAAGAGATCGAAAATCTAGTTGTTACGGCGGGAAAAGGTTACGTTGCCAGCCGAATCAAAGACGCTACTGCCACGGCGATGAGCCACATGGCGGTGGGAACTAACTCAACGGCAGCGGCTGCGGGGGATACCGCACTTGGCGCTGAAGCTGGACGAGTTGCCTTGACGAGCACCTCTGTGTCGGGAGCGATTGTGACCTATGTCGCAACTTTTGCCGCTGGCACTGGAACTGGATCTCTGACCGAAGCGGCTATTCTCAATGCCTCGTCTTCCGGCACGATGCTTGCCAGAACGGTGTTCAGCACCATTTCAAAATCGGCAAACGACAGCATGACCGTGACTTGGCAGGTCACCGCATCATAGAGGAATCTCGATGGGCGTAAAATTTAAGAACAATGCTTCGACTACGCTAAGTAGCGCGGTCAACAATAGCGTCACAACGATACCTGTTGTTTCAGGTGCGGTGTTCCCGACTCTTGCTGCTGGCGACCATACTTATATCACGCTGGCGACTTCTGATAACTCTAAAGTAGAGGTTATGAAGTGTACTGCTATAAACAGCAATGATCTCACTGTTGTACGAGGGCAAGACGGCACTTCAGCACAGGCATTCGACTCTGGAGATAAAGCAGAAGGGCGGTTAACTGTTGCAGGGTTAAATGATGCTGGCGGGGCGTTCAACGATTTCGTGATTAAGACGAGTGCTTACACCGCCGTGGCGAAAGACCAAATCATTGTGAATTCTAGCAGTGCGGTGACGATCACGCTTCCCGCAAGCCCAAGCGCTGGCGATGTTGTGTTCATCAAAGCAACCGGCGGAGGAACAGTCACTGTGGGTCGAAACAGTTCAAAAATCAATTCAACGGCTGATGACGGTGAGATTAGCAGTGGTTCAGCAGCCAGTTTGGTTTTCTGTGATGCCACGATTGGCTGGCTAGAACTTTAAAGGAGGAATCATGGCAGTTAAATTAGGTGGCGGTGGTGGTGTTAGTGTACCTATCGGGAGTACCGTCGCTCTTCTCGACACAGCGAACACAGTGACAAGGGGCGGCGAAACATTTCTCAAAGGCGGTCAGCTTAGTAATTCATCTACTTATCCAAATGCGCCTGTTCGTAATTTTATGGGCAATGGTACTCTCGCCACGCAAACTTATGGCGGTGCTATTAGTCCTTGGGGCGGCTACTCGCCAGTCAATATAAACACGCAAGGTGTTATCGTAAATGACACAGACACGACAAATCTATGGCGATGGGTATGTACCTCTGATGGCTACATCCACCGCTTGACAAATCGTGGACAGACTTGGAACAAACGTAGAAAATTGAATGACGGCACTGTTTTTTCGGCAAGTGCTTATGCATCTTACATGCAAGTTTTTTTCAACAACGATCAGCAAAGCGATCTCACCCACGCAAATACCGCAAACAGCAAACAAAACATGATCATGGTGATGTGTCGTTATGACGGTAATCAGACAAAAGTGGCTTATCTTTCTCCCGACTTAGACACGCATTACGGCACGTTTACAATTTCATTCGATGGTCCATATGCGGGTAACGAAAACCGAGCGTACATTGGCTGCATGATTCAAAACAACACCTACTTTTTAGTGGCAACTGGGAATACGAGTAACATTTATTTCTGGCAATACGCGCATCCGTCTGGCACAAGCGGAACACTAAGTTCATCTGATTACGGATATCTTCACTACACGAATAATTTCAACTCTTGGTGGCAGCAAGCACCCGAATTGGTTCCGTGGTACGCATATTCTCAGATCACGACAGGCAATTTCCCGACAAATCATGTTGGCATCAAATGCTCGGTGAGCGGCACCCCTAGAATTCATTACTTCAGTATTGCTGCCGCACTCGCCTCAGGCGGTAATTATGTATACAGTTCGGTTAACCATTCTGCGTTAGATGGCGGCGTTGCTGCTACTTACAATTCGCCAGCAAAAGCCAGCGATTCAAGTAGTGCGCTGTTTTATCATCGCAACTCACAAGTCGCGCCGTACAGCGTCTATAATTCAAATCTACAGACAGGGTACACTTGGCCAAGCGCGTATAGTTCGTCCGGCTACAGTGGCTATACGCAAGAGTCATCGAGCAAAATTTGGATAGGTGTAGGTGGCGAAAACAAGATCATTCGACTCCATCCGACCACTTATGATTCACAAACGACGATAAGTACGTCTAGCCAACAAGCACCAAAACAACTCGCTTGGTATAACGATCTGGTGTTCAATTTTGCAGCAGATAGCAAAATCTATCGTTACAACTCGACGAATAATGCGTATGTTGGGGTGACTGATGCGACAAGCTATATCAGTGCTGGAAATGGCGCTGGGATCGCAATTGACTCAGCAAATGGCGACCTCTATCTGCTTGATAAGTCTAATAGCAAAATTCATAAATATAACTCTAGTTTGGTGTATCAATCGTTTGTGACTTTGAGTGACACACCTCACTCAGCTAAAACTCTTGCGGCTCTGGCAATCAACACAACGAATGACGTTTTCTTTGTCACCGAAAATACCAACAATCAAATTCTAATGTACGGCTTTGATGGCACTTACAAGGAAGCATTCGTGGCAAACAATGCGAGTGTTGATGCTGACTATCACGACTCAAATATCGTGACAATGAACAACACTACACAGACATCGACTAAAACTAGCACTCACGATGCAGTAGGTTCGCCAACCGATGGATCTGGCGCAATATTTTCAAGCTATACGAGGGTTGACTGATGACACTAGAAGAAGCATGTCGAATTCAAATAAAACTTCGATTAGAAAAAACGGATGAGATCGTCCAAATTCCTGATCATTCCGAGTTGGCTGCAATTAAAGCGTATCGCCAGAAATTACGCGATTATTCAAGTACAGACGATTTTCCCGATTTAACAAAATTGCCCGACCACTGGAAATAGATTGGAGCTAAAGAATGTCGTACTTCAAGCGAAACAGGTTTAGTGGTTATGAAGAATTATCCTGACCCACTTGCCATTGCGATCATCATTACGCTCATCGTGATCTTCATCATTTTGGGGCTTTAGCATGGGCATTTTGAGCACAATTCTGGGTAGCGGTGATGTCATCAGCAAAGGGCTGGGACTGATCGACTCAATGCACACAAGTGACACTGAAATGGTTGAGGCGAAAACAAAAGCTAAGACCGATCTACTGAGCGCGTATGCGCCATTTAAAGTTGCTCAGAGATACTTGGCGTTGATTTTTGGCTTCACGTTTGTCGGCAGTTATTTAATGGTTTTGACTTTGTTTTTCATGGAGAGAGACATCACGCAAGTTCAGGCACTCATTACAAGTTTTAAGATCGACTGGATAATGCTAACGATTGTGGGTTTTTACTTTGGCGGCGGCGCATTTGAAGGAGTGATGAATAAAAAAGAGGCGAAGAAATGACAGGCTTTTCGCTAAAAACATTTGGAGGAAAGGCGCCCAAGGTTTATGCCCGACTGCTGCCTAATGACATGGCGACTGTGGCGGAAAACTGCCGCCTAGATTCGGGCCGGCTGGAGCCTTGGAAGGGCAACAGTGCAGTCTCGATTACACCCGTTGCGTCTTACACTGTTTCGGCAAATACAAAAACACTTTACAAGTACAATAGCTCGACTTGGATTGGCAGCGATGATGAGGTTGATTTTGTCCGCTCTCCAATTGCTGAAGATGAATTTGAAAGAATCTATCTAACCGGCATGGGCGGCAGCTCTGGTTATCCGCGTATGACACTATCTACTATTGTAGGTGCTGGCACTTATTACCGGTTGGGTATTCCGACGCCGTCGGCATTTAATTCTGCGCCGGCTCTTGGCTCAACAAGCGTTAGCGCCACAGAGACACCTGTTAGCAGAAGCTACATTTTCACCTATGTGAGCGCCTATGGCGAAGAAGGTGCCCCAAACGCCCCGTTGACTTCGCATATTGTCAACGTCCACTCAGATCAAACGGCCACCGTGACGTTTCCCACCAACGTCAGCGGTAATGTCAACCTTTCAAAAAAGCGACTGTATCGCACCGACTCTAGCGGCGTTTATCGGCAAGTGTTTGATGTGCCTTTTGCACAAGCATCTTACGCCGACAGCTTGACAGAGGCGCAACTAGGAGAAGAAATACCGACTACGAGCTTTGTTCCGCCACCAGATGATGTTTCTGCAAACCATCCTGACGGTCCCATGCTGGGCTTAATCAGCTTGCCAAATGGCATTCTGGCTGGGTTCTCAGGACAGACAGTATGCTTTTCACAAGCATTTCAGCCTCATGCGTGGCCTACCGGTAATCGTTTAACCGTTAAAAGCGATGTGGTGGCTGTTGCCCCACTGTCAAGCGGCGTTCTGGTATTAACAACAGAAAAGCCAGCCATTATTCAGGGCCTCGATCCGGCCAGTATGTCTATGAGCGAAATTGACAGTACGTTGTCCTGCGTTGCCAAACGCAGCGTGGTCGATATGGGGGATTATGTCATGTACGCATCCCCAGATGGCTTGGCGATTGCGAGTGAGTCGGGGTTGCAACTAGCCACTGAAAATATTTTAACGCGGGATCAGTGGCAGGATTTTGTTCCCAGCAGCATTGTCGGTTTTAACTGGGAGGGTCATTACGTTGGTTTTTACGCCACCGGCTCCGAAAGCAAGGGTTTTATTCTGGACCCACGCGGAGGCAAGAATAGCTTCGTCAATCTGGATTTTCATGCCACAGCAGGATTTAACGACCTAAGTAACGACGAGCTGTATCTGGTTGTTGACGGGTCGGTTGTTAAGTTCGCGTCTGGCAGTTCGCTCACATATACATGGCGGACAAAAAAATTCTTCGCCCCTAGACCCATGAATCCAGCCGTATGCAAGGTTAATTGTGATACTTATCCCGCGTCCGCTGTCACCTATGCAGTGACGGTTGTTTCGTCCGGCGGGAACAAATTTGCTATTGATGGCGCTACAGCTCCAGCGCTAACTCTGCAGCGCGGGGTGACGTACACATTTGATCAGTCATCCGCCACAAATGGCACACACCCCTTGGCTTTTCGGACATCTGCGGATGCCTCTTACAGTTCGGGCGTGACCGTCAGTGGCGTTGCCGGATCTTCTGGCGCTAAAGTGGTGTTTGCAGTTCCTGATAATGCTCCTGACACGCTGAAATACTATTGCACGGCTCATGGTAACGCCATGGGCAACACCATTACTGTGGTGGATCGGCAGTTTGTTACATTAAAGCTGTATGCAGATAGCACTCTTAAACATACCCAAACAATTACAAACGGCGAGGTATTTAAGTTGCCGTCGGGATACAAGGCGCAGGAGTTTGAGGCTGAAATAGAGGGCGGCGTGGCAGTGAATGAGGTCTGCATCTACGAGTCAGCGCAAGAGGTCGGCCTTGGGTAACTTTAAGAACAACATGAGCGTTCCGTCTAAGTGGACGGGGCAGGATCGAAAGTATGCCGAGTCAGTTAAGGAAAACGTAGATATCCTTTGCGGCAATCGCGGCGACCCTTTGGATAGGGCGATCACAGCACGAGATCTGATTGACTCAGGTATAGCTCGCTTGCCTGCTGGCGCCAATTTCTACAGCGGCGCATCAGATGGGCTGTATCCCACGAGTGATACTCTGCCGGACCTGACCATACCCCCAACCCCGACTAATCTTACGGCAAACGGAGCATTCCAAAATATTTTAATTGGATGGGATTTGCTTTCCTATGCGTCGCACGATCATATTGAGATTTGGCGGCACACATCAGACGCTATTGCAAGTGCCGAGCTTATTGCCGTAACTTCTCAACAGGCTGGCGTATACGCAGACAACGTAGGCAGCGATGCGACCTTTTATTACTGGATTCGCGCTGTTAACAAAAACGGCGACAAAGGCGCCTTTAACAGCTCGGCGGGCACTTTAGGCGAAACTGAAAAAGACGTTGATGCGTTGCTTACCAGCTTGTCTCAATCTGTCACATCGTCAAAGCTGGCAACCTTCTTAGCGTCTCCTGTCGGCAACAACATCGGTAACATCCCTGATTGGGATGGCAATGGCGCTTACAATGTCGGAGACATGGTTAAGCTCCTATACAATACCGATGGATTAGGACAGCGCTATCTTTTTTATACATGCACACAGGCGGTGGTTGCTCCGCCAGCAACTGGACACGGTAACGACTCACCGCCAACTGTGGATACGACTAATGCCTATTGGGATCTGATCGGTGACGGAAAGGTGCTCAAAAGCGTCAAAGACACTGCCAATGCCGCTGCCGCATCTATCACAGAAATAAACAACGTCACAACCACAAGCACTTCCGCAGCCGCAACGGCGATTAAGAACGCGACAGCAAGAATTGACAATGTTGACGGTCCTGCCTCTGGAGTTTCTTTAGAAACCAGAATGGCAGCTCAAGCTACTACCAACGGCACGTTGAGCGGTCAGTTTACGGTCAAAATAAATCAAACTACTGGAACGAATCGCTATGTGTCTGGCTTTGGATTAGCCAGTGAGAATGTTGACGGCACCAACTCATCCGCGTTCATTATCGCCGCAGACAAGTTTGCGATAGTCGATCCTGCAACCTACAACGGCAACCTAACGACCACCCCCTCTAGCAGCATCATTCCATTTTTCATCGATAGCGGAACAACATACATCAAAGCGGCTGTCATTAAAGATGCCTCTATTGAGGCAGCGAAGATTGGCAGTGTCAGTGCGGATGTTATCAATGCCGGAGAAATTAACTCTGCCCGAATTGGTGTCGGCTCTATCGATGCCAGCAAGCTAAACATCGATGGTTCTTCAATCCAGTCTGTGGTGGTCAACGGTGTTCCCACATTGCAACTGGGAAACGTCTCTGCAAACAAGATCGATAGCGGCACACTTAACGCCTCAAATATCACTGTAGACAACTTAACCGCAGCGCAGATTAGCGGTGATGTAAACACGTTTTCGTTGGTTGAGGATGACTTTACATCGGTTACAAATGGCAACGGCTTTACCGAACAATTTACGGTTGATCTGCTGCCCAACAGCACCAGCGGGATCTCACACAAGCCATCATGCAACGTGTCATTCACCATCGTTCAAGAGAGCGATACCGCACATATCAAGCTGGAATATAAATTAATCAATAACAGCACAGGCGCAGATATCAACACCTATCAG